GTTTGAAGAGGGTGGAGATCCTCCAATTAACAAACCAGCCTTGGTGGGTGAAGGAGGGCCTGAAGTTTTTATACCAAAAACATCGGGAACAATAATTCCAAATGACGTTTTAAAAGATAAAACATTTAAGTTGAGTGGGAGATCAAAAGATTTGATAGGTGGTAATAAACAATTTTTGAGTGGAATACAAAAGATAGCTGATAAACATAATATTAAGGCAGCAGAACTATTGGGATTGATTGCATCAGAGTCTAGTTTTAAGGGAGATGCATTGAATGAAACCAGTGGAGCTGGTGGATTGATACAATTCAAACCAGAAATTGCAAAAGAGTTTGGAACAAGTGTGGATGATATAAGGAAAATGAGTTTGGTCGATCAGTTACCATTAATTGATCGATACCTATCAAAAAATCTACCTAAGAATGCAACCACATCTCAGTTGTATGGATCAGTGTTCATGCCTTCATATGCTGATAGAGGGCCAGATTTTCAGTTATTGGGATCAGGAGATCAGTTTGATGATGGTGAAAAAATTAACTCTACTATCAGAGCTAGATATGAAAGAAATTCTGGACTTGATCTAGATGGTGATGGATTTATATCAGTTGGAGAGCTAGGATCAAGAATAAAAAATAAAATGAGTGACTTTGGCATTGAGGATTTAACATTACCAGAGGAGGATCTTAGTAGTATAACTTTACCACCAATCGGTGATACTGGTGGTAATCCAGAATTAGCTCAAACATCAGCGCCATTTGATAATTCAAGCGTAGGGACAAATGAAATATCAGACACAGAGAGTGATATACCTTTTATAGATGTGATATCAAATCCATTTCTATCGGTAGTATAAAATGAGAATAAATTCCAAAAACATGTTTCAGAGAGTAGTCTCGAAAGAAAATAGATTAAATTCAATTGAAAAAAGAGTTCTTTTAAAAGAACAGAGGTTGATTGAAAAAGAACAAAAGATGGTTGACACTGTTAAATTTTTTCAAACTGGATTTGAAAAAGGATTGCAACAAGGAAAAGATGAGGGGATAGAACAAGGAAAAAATGAAGGATTTAAATTGGGATATAAACAAGGATATGAAGATGGAGAGAGTGATGCTATTGAACCAAGAGAATATGGTGGCCCTGTTACAAAAGGAAAACCATATCTAGTTGGTGAGGCTGGTGTAGAGGGATTTATGCCAAAAT